TTTTCGGGTAAACCACTAGCATTAGGCTGGACGCCTAAGTTATCTAGTTCTTCAAATATCCTTTCACAGATACGGAAGACACGGGGGTCTGATCCACAGTTTGCGTAAGCAATACCGACGGATCGGGCCTTAAGAGCGGTGAGCGAGTGAGATCGCTCGGGGTGGCGAAGTTGGGCGAGTAGAGAGAGAGGTTCACGGTATGGAATACCATTGCGGTGACGGTATTTCAGAACTTCTGCGTTCTCGAGAGTCTCGCGGACTTCGGTTTTTGATTCACTAACGATAGCACCAAAGTAGAGGTCTGCATAATGTGTAAACATATTAAGAAACCAGGAAGAGACAAGTTGAAATGGAGCGAGAATGGAAATAATCGAGTCATCACCTTGCACTTTTAGTGTGATCTGACGGGCTTTGAAGCCGAGTCGGAACAGGATGGTGTATATCATGACGAGGTTATAGATGGAGTCGAGCAACTGAGTCTGTAGATAGCCGGAGTAAATACCTGAGTGTTGGAACTCGTAGGTTGTACCGTCGGGCATCATGAGCGGAGTTGATAGAATTGCGTCTGTCATCCATTTCCAAAGATTTTCGAGCCGTTTAGGATCAGCTGATGTCTTGGAATATTTGCCATGAGTTGGGTGGTAGCCGTGTTCGAATGTGAACATGGGCCGGAGGATGTGCTTGTGTATGTCCTTGATTACAGTGTGGCGGGCGTATCGGTCGAAACCGGACCAGTCAAGAGTAATGACGAGGAGTGCGCGAACAGCGAAGCGGGTAAAGAAGTTGAGTAGTCTATACCAGCCGCCGATAAGCGTTTCATAGCCCCAGAGCATTGGTGACTTCTCTTTGCGAGAGAGTAACCAGGCTTGGATGGGCCATATGAACATAGCTTCTGCCATTAGCAGTAGCCAGGGAGCACCGAAAACAAGTCTGACTTTGTCGGGATCTTCAGCAGAGACGAGGTGTTGTCTTGCGAAAGCCGTGTTCCAGTAAAGGAGGTCGTGACCTATTTCGTTGTGGTAGTGTCCATCTTTGATTAGATGGATGTGTTTTCTATTAATATAGAAAACTTCGTTGTAAAGATTGCGTTTGGACATGTTTGCGTTGAGCATTGTTGGTTCGAGGGATTGTCCTTCGTGTGCTTCTGCAAATAAGTCGCGATATTCAGCAAAGCTGAAATCTTTGAAGTCTGGATCTTGTCTAGATTGTCTGAACTTCTGTTCGACGTAGACTTTCCAGTGTTGTGATGTTGCGAAGGGAGCACCGACCGAGGTTGACAGTTCCCAAGGATATTTCCTTAGATCTGTAAAATGTACGGGTTGGAGCTTAGAATCGGGCGTGAAGTAGGTGTCACGGACGTAAGTAATTGCATCCCAGTAGTGTTGGTCTTTCAGGACTTCTTTGTAGTCAGAGTCGAGACGAGAGATGTCATTTTGTAATGCATCTTGTGACCATGGGGAGCGGCGATAGCCGTTGCATACTTTGTCAAATTCTTCTTCGGAGAGTTCAGAGTGTAGGGCTCTGTCGACGATGTCGTTATATTGAGTGATAACTGACGGGTCTTCGAGTCTCTCATTGATTGCCTTAGCCATTGAGGCTTTGACGTACAACTTCTTCAAGTTGGGTAGAATCTTCATTGTAGGGGGGGTGGGCGTTTAAAAGTAACGGGAA